AAGCGATGTGGGAATAAAGGCCACTTTCGCGTTTGACCCGGTGAAGGCTTTGGCGGCGGCTGTATCCATCGCGAGCATCATCTGATCTTTGAGCGCTTTTTGCGCGCCGGCTTCCGGATCGAGCGCGGAAAGGTCTTTGGCCAGTGATGTAAATTCCACGCCGCGGCCCCATTCTTTGATCGTGATGGTGTAGGTGCCCATCTGGAGCTGATCTATGGGGATGCGGGTTTCTTCTTCAAGCTGCGCTGAAGTCGGTTCATCAACCGGCTTGTAATAGGGCAGGGTTATGGTTTCGCCCATGCCTCTGCCGAAGCTGTTTACCTTTTTGGTAAAAGGCACGATTTTGAATTTGAGCGCGGCCAGCTTCAGTAAATCTGCTGACATCGCGTGACTTTTGTATGTGCCGGATGCGGCATCATACGTCCAGGAGTATGTTCTTCCCATAATTTAGAGTCCTCGCTTTCTGTGGTTATAATCGCCGCAGATTGTTCGCCTCCTCGATAGCCTCGGAAAGCGACATGGGTTTATCTCTTTCCGTGGGTTGGTTATTCGGCGCGGGTGGTGCTCCGCCGCGGCTCAAGGGCTGTAATGCGTTGACCTGAGCGGCGATTTGCGCCGGATCTGGCGCGGGCGGCGCGCCGGGGGGGTTAGGCATAATCTGAGCGTGATATTGTTTGGTTTGTGCCACGGCCCAGGCGATTTGCTCGTCGTAGGTGAGCTCTTTTCCGTTCTGGTCTTTGGCGGGGGCCTGGCCGCACATCATCCAGAAATATTTATCGTCCGCGGATAGTCCGTTTTCCGGGCTGGTGATTTTTTCGCGGATATAAGAGATTATTTCTTCGCGTGTGGGTTCGGCCGCCGTCGCGGCGGCGGGTTGGCTCGCGGGTGTCGCGGGGGGCGTGGTAATGATTTTTTGGCTGGCCATCAATATATCCCGGTCGCATTTGGCCTGTAACTTGGCGACCTGGACGCGGTAATCTTCCGCGTCGGGATCAAGTGCGTCTATCTCGTTAAGGAGTGTGGCGCGGCGCTCGACGGCAAAGGTTTCAAATTCTGCTGCCGCGAGGTTTTGGGCTTCGGCGCGTTCGTGTTTTTCGCGCTCGGCGTTTATTTTGGCTTCCAATTCGGCCAGTTTTTGCGACTTCGTGGTAAAGGCGGCCTCAAGCGCCTTGTAGCGCTGTTCTATTGTTTGGCCGGTCTCGGGTGGTGCTGCCGCGTTATTTGGCGCGGGGGGAGCCTCTGGTGCGGCGGGGGGAGCTCCTGGCGAGGAAGAAGGTTCAGAGAGGCCTAAAGGGGTGTCATTGCTTCCGGGTTCGTCCTGCGGATTGTTTGGCGGTATTACGTCAAACTGTTCCAGACCATCCCGCATAATCACGTCCAGATTAGGTGTGTTCTCTGCTGCTTGTCCTGCTGTCGCTTTTTCCGTCATATTTTACTCTCCTTATTTCCCGGTGTGTTCGTTGGTTCCGAGGCCGCGCGTCGGTGTGTTCGCCAGGGGCGAGGCCGCGCGTCGGTGTGTTCGGTTAGTGCCGAGGCCGGGTTTATTATTAGCGTCGTAGTGGCGCTAATCGGCTATGTGCGCCGCGGCGTGACCGGCGGGCGGGGATTGCGCCGTCCGAGGGTTTTGCCTGCGGCTGTCTTCCCTGATGAGAGGAAGCGTTCTTTACTCCTCACTGCTAGGCCGCAATTTAAGCGCGGTGAGGCGTTTTAATGCTTTGACGGCGGCTGCTTCTTTAACTCCCATGTCCGTCAGCAGCGAAATAAGAGCTTGCGCTTTGGGATCGTCAGCCATTAATTCGTCGATACGCCGTTGCAGGTGTCCCTGCACCAACTTGATTAATTCCTGCCCGGCTTGTGAGCTGGTCAGGCCGATAAATTGCGCTTTCTCGCGCAAAAGCGCTTCTTCTTTCGCGCGGGTGTCTTGGTCTTTTTGCTTTTCAATCAGTTCTTTCGGCTGATTGGTAATGATGTCGGTGGCGGCGCCGGGGTTCATGCGGTTATCTCCTCTCCTTGTGTTGGCGCGGCGTTTTGTGGCGGTGCCGTGCCCGCGGGCGGTGCGTTTTTTTCGCGTTGTTGTGCGGCGGCGATGGCTTGGGCTTTTTTCAGAGCGGCCATTTGTTCAAATTCGCCGGCTTCGATCATCATGGCTTCTTCTTCGGACACAAATAACTTTTCATTTATAAGGTTCGTGCGAATTTCCAGTGATTTCAGCACACTGGAAGGACGAACATAGGGCGCGTAGCGCGGCGATTGAGATAGGGGAATAACGACGCTTTTCAGGTTGGTCAGCGCTTCGTTTTCTTTCATCAGGGCCTGGATGCCGGAAATATGGAAAGTGCCGGAAATTTCCGGGATGCCGGCTATGCCGGCGGGTGATGCCGGTTCGCTTTCCTGCGCCGGATGAATGCCGAACTCGTCTAATTCTTCGCGCGTGAAAATATCCGTCAGGTCTTGCCATGTGGCATATAGGCGAATGAATTCGCACCCGGCGCTGACAATATCAATCGCGCCTGCTTCGATATTTTCGCCCATCAACGAATAAACGCCCAGGGCTTGATCCAGGTTCATGGCGGCTTCACGGTAGGTCATGTCTTTGCGGTAGCCAGGCAATCCCTGCACCGCGTCGCTGACGAAAGAGCCGCGCTGATAATTCTGATCGTGATATTGCATATTGGCCAGGATTTCGTTAGTCTTGGAAACGCGGCGCACTTCCCGCACCGCTTGTTGACCGGATACTGTGTCTTTAACCAGGTATTCCTTGCCCGGCCAGCTTTCCGTGTCCGCGGGATCGACCAGCGCGTCCACGTTGATTTCGGTCATGGGATTTACTTGCCATTGCAGCGCGTCTTGGTGCAGACACATAAGATTGCACATTGCCTCCCACAAGGTCAGGATGCCTTCAAGCAAGCCGCGGCCGTTGAATTTCAGTAGATCCGGCAGGGGCGAAAAAGCCATGCCCGGCCAGCGCAGTTTTTTATAAGGCGTGGTGGTGGGCGGTTCGATCACGCGGCCGGCGGCGGTAGTGAAACGCGCGTTAGGCAGAAGCATTTCGCCTTTAGGCGAAAGCACTGTGCCCCAAAATTCCGAAGTAAGAATCATTGGACGGTAGTTTGAGCGTTCCCATATCATCCCTTTGCGCGCGGCGATTGCTTCCTGCGTCATCCATGGATTATTAGTGTCTTCCGTTTCCTGCGCGTAAACGCGGCGGACGTTTTGATACTTACCGGCTTTTTCAGCGGCTAAAAGCACATGCCAGTCCAGCCATTCCTGATGTATCCAGTAGAGACCGGATTGTGCGTCGCGCGATGCGGCGTCGGGATCGCGGTGTATCTTCCACGGTTCCACCAGGGAAAACTGTAAACCGGCGCCGGGTATCCAACGAGGTATTACTTCTTGGGAAATGCCTACTGCCAGTGCCATTGTGGTGGCGTCCACAAAACGCTGCACGAATTTCGCGTGCATGGCGTTTAGCTGCGTATCAAGAATTTTTTGCCAGAATTTTTCCGCGATTTTACTTTTAGCATCATGGATGGTTAAAAAATTCGGCGAAAAGGCGCGTTTGATTGCCGACGCACCATACTGCACCGTTCCGAACGGTTTGGGCACCACGATGCGGGATTGCCAGTAATCTTTGCGGGCGTAATTGACCGGCTCGTTTTCCAGATAAACACGATAACAATGTGCCTGGGTTTTACGGATTTCCGTGTTCGCGCGCACGGATTGGTTGACGCAATCCTGGAGATAAGCGGCGAAGTGTTTTTCGTTTTCGCCCGCATACGCGCGCGCGGCGGCTTCGCGTTCAGCCATTTCCTGCTCGTCGATATTTCCGACGTTTTTAGCCGCGGCGTTTTCGCGCTGTTCAATTTGGCGTTTCATATCGAGCATCTGTTTTTTTAAGTTCATAAGCCGGCTCCCGGAGCGTTAGGGAAAATGCGGTCAAAATTTTTCCGGCCCTGCGGTGAAAAACCGCGCCCTGGCGTCCAGTCGCTCATCGCGCAGGGGCATCGGGGATGACAACGATGCTTATCCGGCGCGCCGTTCCAGCCGTTTGCCGGTTCAGTTTCCGCGCCGCAATGGGTGCATTTATAAATTTCCGTGGCGTCGTTGTCCTGGCCTGAATACGGACCGCCGATGCGCATTGGCCAGTATTTTTCTTTGGGATTGGCGCGCGATTTTTTTATTTTGATTTTATTTCTACTCATTGTTCTCCTATTGCATAATGCGCACGTTAGCGCCGCGGGGCGCGTAAATGCCGGTTGTTCCTGGCCCGTAGGACGCGGCGCGGCGCATCCGGGTTATGCGGTCGGCCTTTTCCTTGTTTTTCTGAAATTCCTCGCGCACGGAGTATGGGTGTAATATCGCTATTCCATAGGCAAATGCGTTGCCGGTATGGTCGGAGTCGTTCTTTACCGCTTCGGTGCCGATACGATTGCCGGAGTTGTCTTTTTTATAGTGCCAGCCGCCTTTTAGCGCTTTGTGCAGAGGATAGGCGGAAGCGGAAATATAAATCAGCGGCCGGCCGCCGGAAATGGTTTTGCCCAGCGCGTGATTGAGCGGTTGAATGCGATTGTCCCAGCGTGTCGGGCCTGGTTCAAAGCGTGTGGCCAGCATGGCTTCGAGCGTTTTAGCCGCGCTCATGTTGACCGTGCTTTGGTCGGGCGTGCGCATGGACGGATCGCCGATGTCGCGCCAGGTTGTATTTTTGCCGCGGTATTTCGGCGAATTCAAAAGCGGCTTTAGTTTGTCCTGGATAAGCTCTTTGACTCCGTAGCCCGGATAATAAATGCAGTCATGGGCGATAAGCTGACCGTGAGGGTTATATTGTGTGATTACACACGAGGGGTGTTGATAACCATCCCACATGCGCACCGCGGGTAGATTGGGATAAAATGGCAGTATAGTTTGTGAATAATGAAAATGCTCGCCGTAATTGGGCACAACGACGATTCCTTTACTCACGGTGGCGATAGATCCCTCGACGTAACGTGCCCATTTAGCGGGATTGTTTTGAAACGCTGCTTGATTAGCGGCTCGTTGCAATGACGTAAGATATTTGTTTTCACCTTTGCGGATGTGAAAAGTTTGTTTAGTAATTACCGTGCCGTCTTCGGCAACCATGTATTCTTCTGGAGCGTCGATTAGTTCCGTAGTCCAATGTTCTTCGTCCGCTGGGTTCTGTGTGATTTGCACGTTCAGAATTGATCCGGGCTGGCGACCGGCGCGGGAGATAGCCATTTCAAAAACTTCGTAAGGCAGCCCGGCGTTGGCTTTTTCGTATATCGGCGCGGGTTCTTCCAACCAAATAGTGCCGTATGAAGGGCCTTGTAATTTAGAAATCGACGCTTGGTCGTCAATGCCAAATAGGTCACATTCCACCGGGTATTCGGCGCGGATAAATAATTTTTTGTAATCGTTTTTAAAAACAGCGCGGTCGCCCAGCACTTCGATGATTGAACGCACTGTTGATGTTTTGATGTTTTCGTGCGTGTCGCGGATAATTGCCGCGTGCAGCGGTTTTAATTGGCAGCGTTGGGCGTGGCGGATCATGCGCGCGATGGCGCAATAGGTTTTACCCTCGCCCATCGGGCCAGTCAGATGGTTGATATGCGCTGTGGATTGGACAAAGGCGCTTTGCGTCGGTGATAGGTCAAAAATAATATTCTGCGGCATTATTCCTGACCTCCGGGAATTACCATTAAGCCGCCGGACTGTTCGTCTTTCACCAGTTGATCGCCGCGGCTGCGATCCACAATATAAATGCCGCCCTCATCTTTGTTGCCGAGAGCAAACTTCACTTTCATTTCAATGATATTTGCAGCTTGGCGCATGGCGGCGAGCCGCGCTTTCTGCATTTCCAGATCGTCGGCAATCCACGAAAGGCATTGTGTTGTGATTGCCTTGAGTGCCAAAATCTTTTCTTTAGGTTCACCGCCGGCCAGGCGGATGATTTGCTCTGCCCAGGCGGGGGCGGCTTCTACGATGTGGCGTTCGGCCAGGCGATGAGCGAAAACGTCGTTGTTTTCGCCGGCCCAATCGAGGCATTGTTTTTCCATTGTTTCCAGCGCGGTAAGGTCGCTGGGCAGTTTTTCCTGAACATGGCGGTTGACGATCTGTTGCGCTTCTTCCTGGCGCGCTTGTTGGACGGTGTGGAGATAACGCGACACGGTTGGCTGAGATACATTATACCCCTTTTCCTTGAGGGCCGCGGAGATGCCCACGGACGTGGTAATGCCGTTTACGATCAGTTCCTCGATTGTCGCTTCAAGTTTTAGTCTGGTGATTTTATTTCCCGCCATTTTTTCCCTTTATTTTTTTTAAGTTGGGCGCGGTGCGTGCTTGGTCAGGGGCAACGACACCGCGTCCGCGTCAAAGGAGAAAACATCACGCGGGAATAATATAACATCGGTTTTGGAATTTTAGCGGCGGGGGTGAAAACTACTTTTCAAAACTGTCCGTATTTGTCCGTATTTGTCCGTATTTGTCCGCGGCGTTTTTAAAAAACACTTGACATGATTTTTTTCCTTGCTGATTTTTAAAAATATTTTATCTAGTGAACAAAGGTTTTTTGTAAAATCGACAAAGACATTTTCTATCGGCAACTCTAAAAACATTTTTTTATTTTTCGGGTTGCCGATACGGCGCTTAATTACCGGGGATAAAACGCAGGTTCAAAAACGCGGCTTGTTCCTGGGCTATCGGCAACTCAAAATATAATTTTCTTATTTTTCGGGTTGCCGATCCATGAGGGGGGGTATTTTCCCGGCGGGGGGTCCGGCACGTTTTTACATATCTTCCCGCCGGTTCGTGCGCCAGGCTCTTACCCGGATATTCCCGGCCTTGCTTTTTTTCCACGCTCTGGCGGCTTATCTTTGCCCTGTTTCCTTTATCCGGCGGCCGTTCGAGTATCGGGGTGGGTGAAAAAATAACGGCTTAAAACGCCATTTAAACGCAAATTACGGCTATACCCGCGCCCCACAAATTACTGATAAGCACATGGTTGTTGAAAAAGTTCAATAATTTCCATGCCTAATACCATATAAGGGGGGGGGAG